ACGCCCCCGAGCCGAGCTGCAATGTGAGCTTCTTCAACAGCGTTGCCATCAGGTGATCCCTTCCTAGGCCCGGACTCTCACTGTGACCAGGTAGCCGGGCAGCTCCTGGCCGGACACTTGCACCGGTATCGGCCGTGCATCCTGCGGCTCTACCGAGAACACCCCGGGCGGTTCCGGCCCGCGGAGCGCGGTAGCCACCTGCCACACCAGCCGGGACAGGTCGGCTTGGGCGTCCCGGTCGTTGGCGCGGGTGGTGATGATCGTGATCGGCACCGTGAAGGTGGCGAAGCAGAACCCGGACTCCGGGTCGGCGAAGTCGATGTCTGGTTGCCCGACCACCGCCGCCGGCGGCCGGGTGGAGTCGGCCACATACGGGTAGACGCGCAGGCCGTCGACGGTGCACAGCACGGATGCAAGTGCCTGGGTGACGTCGACGGCCTGCGCAGCTGAGACAACCATGGTCATGCCACCGGGATGACCAGCCAGGGCCCCTCGAGGCGGAGCACGTCCGAATCGCCGGCCGGTACCCGGGCGGAGATGAAGTCGCCGCCGATCCCGGACAGGCCGACCACCCCTTCGGGGGAGTTGCGGCGGGCGGCCAGCCGTTGGGTGCGCAGCAGCACCGCCTCCCGCAGGTCGCCGACCATCACCGGCTGGTCGTCCTCGTCGACCGGATAGGCCACCACCATCGCCTGGGCGGCGACGGCGGCAGCCAACGACTCCGCCAGCACGACGTCGTCGTACACGTCGGAGGCCTCAAGACCTAGCCAGGCCTTCACCTGATCCAACGTGGGTTCTCCGGTCACTTCGAGCTCTTCCCCTTCTTGGGTGCCGGCTCCGGTTCTGGCTCCGGTTCTGGTTCTGGTTCCGGTTCCGGAGTCGTGTCGTCGTCGCCGGTGAACGGCATCACCGGGTCGGTGATCTCATCCGGCTTCGCCTCCACCGGCTCGGTGAACGGCATCACCGGCTCCTTCAGCTCCTGCTCCGCCGACTCCACCGGGTCGACGAACGGGCCCTGCTCCGGTCCGGACATCACGACGAGGTGCATTCCACGAGCGCCTGCGGCCGCACCACCGCAGTCTTGGAGCGTTGCTCGGCCAGCAGCGTGAACACGTTGGACAGGAACGTGTCGGCATGGGAGTCGGTGATGTACAGCGACACCGCGGACCGATAGAAGTGCTGGATCCCGGACCGGAAGTCACCCACCACAGCCGTCCCGGCGGCCTGGGTGGTGGACGAGATCGGGGTCAGCCCCCAGAACGACTGCCGGATCTGCGGCCCGGCCAGAGTGCCACCCATGATGGCGACATCCAGCGCGGCCCAGTCGGCCGGGTTCAGCAGCACCGCGGTCGGGGTGTAGCCGGCCGCCTCGATGGTGCCGATGCCGACCCGGATCGCCGCCAGCAGGTCCGCGCCGGTGGCGTTCGGGATCAGCGCGGCGGCGGCCGCGAGCACGGCGGCAGCGTCGGCCTCCACCGCACGGCGCACCTCACGACGCAGCTCGTTGTCGATCAGCGTCCGCACCGCCGCGAAGTCCTCGATCAGCTGCCGGGTCAGCTGGGTGTAGACGGCGAAGTTGTCCAACGTGGTCGACGTCACGGTCGGACCCCACTCTGCCGACGGCTTGGCCGCCTTCTCCGCCACCTTCGCCGCCCCGCCGGCCTTCTTCGACCAGGCGACGAACTCGATCGCATTCCCGGACACCTGCACGTTGGTGATGTTGTCCAGCAGCGGGGTGGGTGCCGGCGGGGCGGTGGTGTCGGCCATGTACGGGGCGTACTTCATCCCGGCGGCGAGCAGGTCCGCCACCCCGGTGGGCAGCGCCCTGGTCTGCACCTGGTCCAGGTCCAGGTTGTACATGCCGGAGGTGCCGCGGCCCCGGTAGTGGGTGAACTCTTCGGAGCGGACGAACAGCTCACCCCATGAGGTTTCCCGCAGCTGCGGCTGTTCGGCGGCACGCTGCTCGGCCCGTTGGGTCTGCTTGGACAGTCGGCCGTCCAGGGCGTCGGCGGCGGCCTGCTTCTCCAACAGGTCCGCCAGGCTCGAGGCGCGGGCGTCGAGGGCCTCAGCCCTGGACTGCAGGTCGAGGAAGTTCTCGTCCTCGGGGTCGAAGTTGTCGCCTTCGGCGATGGCGAGGGCGGCGGCCCGCACCTGGTCACGTTCGGTGCGGATCCTGTCAAGAACTGGTGTGGTGCTCATCCGATTGGTCCTTTCCGTGAGCACGCTTTCGCTCGCGGGGGTGGACTAACCGGGCCCGGTGATGCCCCTACTTCGCATGTCCTTTTCGGGGGTCCGAGAATGGACGCCAAAACCGCTACCGGCCAAGCTACGCCCGGCCACCGGCGAATCGCAACGGTGTGATTCAGGACCCGTCCCACGACACCACCATGGCTGCCACATAGGAGGCCGCCAGCCACACGGTCGGCACCCACCACCACAGCGACCAGCCGACCGCCCAGCCGGCACCGAGCACCACCGCGGTCACGTACGGGGCGGTGCAGTAGTGGCAGCCCACCAGGTCCCGCCACCGTCCACGGCCGGCCAGCCGGGTCCGCAGCCACACCGCCGGCGGGAACGCCTCGTACACGATCAGCCTGGTCAGCCGGGCCGCCGCCAACACCCCCACTACCGCCGCCGCTACCGTGGACCACATGGGCTGCAACTGCAGCAAACCCAGACCGGTGGTCAGGACGTCAACGACCTCAGATGCGCAACAATCGCCTCCCGGCGACGATCCGCATCCGCCTCCCGCACCGACGCCACAAACGCATCCTCCGAATACGCCCCATGAGGCACCAACGCCACCCCCAACAGATGCCCCCGGGCATGCCTGACATGCAACCCGTCAGCCCGACGTGACACCGTCATCCACTCCGACTTCGGCCGGAACTCGATGCTGCACTGGTCCAACGTCGCACCGCCCCCCTCGTCCCCATCACTAGCCAGCGCCCACGCCTCCTGCGCCGCCAATGTCGCCGCCCGCTTCGCCAGAATCCACAGGCCGTCCGGCCGGTCCTCCACCACCCTGGCATGCCCGATCGGCACCCCCCCGTTCGGTGAATGCCCGTAGTACAGCTTCACCCGATGCGGGGCGTCCACCGCCGACTTGAACGCTCCCGGTTCGAAGGACTCCCACAGCCGTTGCTCCAGCCGGCACTCCACCCCGTAGGGGACGGCCCGTAGCCGCATGGTCCCGTCGTCGGGGTCGATCTTCTCGATCGACGCCCCCCGGTACTGCACCCCGTCGAACCGTACCGGCACCTCGAGCGTGGTCGTGGTCATCGTCTGCTCCTGCCCTTCCTCCGGTAGCCGGGCCGAGACACCGTCCCGCGTGCCCTCCCGACCGAGGCGATCCTGTTCCCGTACCGTCTGCGGACCGCCTTCGCGACCGTCTGGTAGCTGCCCCTGGTGTTGGACTGGGCAGCCCTCGCCAACGCGTTCCGGGCCCGTCTCGGCGTGTCTATCGGGTAAAGCCGCTTCGACGGGATCGCGAACGCCGACCTGGGCAGCTGCTTGCGACGCTTCGCCGACAACACCATCACCGGGCCACCACCTTCGGCCGCAACCAGGCCGGCGCATGCAACGACCGCGGCTCCGGCACCTGCTCCTCCAGCTCTGGCACCGCCGCCACCGGAGCCGCCTCCTCCTCCGGCTTCGGCGGCAACCCCTCGAGCTCACGGCATTCATCCACCGTCAAGACACCGGAGTCGATCGCCACCTTGTACGACGCGAACCGCTCCGCCGCCGGCGGATTGGCAAACCCGTCCAGGTTCACCTTCACCGCCTGCGTCCCCGGCAGCAACGCCGACAGGGTGTCCTCCACCGCTGCGATCCACGGCGCCAACCCGAAGTCCCGATGGTTCGCCCAGGCGTCGCGCAGGTTGGAGTAGGTCGCGCTGTTGTTGAGGCCCGCCCCGAGCGTCATCGGGTCCAACCCGAACGCGAACGCCACATCGGCGATGTTCAGCCGCTTCACCTCACCCAGCGCCGCATCCACCGGCGACAGGTTCAACGGCACGAACTCCGTCGTCGCGTTCAGCACCGCAATCGACCGCCGGTCGCCACCGTGGGCGGCCATCCACTTAGCCTTCAGCTCGGTCGCCTGCTCCTGCTGCAACCCAGGGGTCTGCACCTTCAGGTAGCCGGCCGGGATCCCGGACCGGAACGTCCCCGACGCGTAGGAGTCGACCTGCCCGGACAACTTGAACGCCTCTGGGCTCATCTCGAACACCCCCATCGAATGCCCCTCGGCATCCACCGGAGAGTGCGGGTTCCGCAACACCACGATCCGATACCGCACCGGCCCGAGCTGCAGGTAGCCGTCCCGGTCGAACACCGCCCGATCCTCATAGACCCCGTCTGCACCCAGCACCCAATGCAACGCACCACCGGCGTCACGTTCGGTATCCAGCATCCGCATCCGCGTCTCGACCAGCCGCAGCGTCCCCGCCAACGGCTGCCCGGTTTCGTCCTCGGCCGTGATGAACGCACCCAGCCCCCACCAGATCGCCGACCGGATCCACTCGGTCCAGAACAGACCCCTGGGCAGCTGCACCACCTCCGGGTACAGGTCGGACACGAACCTGGCGTCCGGCCGCAGCAGCATCGGGTCAGTGATCCACCGGGGACGGCCGAGAGGACGTCCCCCGAACCCGGCCTCGAGCACCCTGAACGGTGCCGCCGTCAGCGGGCCGGTGATCAGCGCCGTCGCCCTGATGACCACCGGCAACGCCGGCCCCGACGTGGACCAGGGGCCGTTCGGGCCGATCGGATACGCCCCACCGCCC